GCGCCGTTGGCGGTGGACCCGTCGGACGACAGCCGCGACTCCTCGTCGGGATGTTCGTAGTCGAACGTCATCACGTCGTAGCCCGCCGCGGGTTGCGTCACCCACGACACGCCGAACGTGTGGGAGCCGAGGGCCGCGACCCGCCCGACGATGACCTCGCGGATGTCGGTCCTCGGGAGCTCAAGCGGCGACGGCGGGTTCGTGATCGTCAGCCCGTCGCCGAGGTCGGAGTCGACGACCGCGGTCGTCAGGGGTTGGTCGGCGACGAGCGCGGTCCGGGCGAGCTCGACCTCGACGAGCGGGAAGCGGGGTTCGTCGATGGTCCCGAGGTTGAGCCGCCACGATGCTTCGTCGGGGAGGTCCTCGTCGCGGCGGACGTTGACCGTCGGCGCGTCGTCGTAGAGCCCGACGACGTCGACGCCGAGCGGGCCGGTCGTGTCGGTGGCCCGCGCGCTGGACCCGTCGCGTCGGCTCACTGTGACGTCGTTGCGGGTCAGTTGGTCGTCGTCGGTGTGCCGGTAGTCGGACAGGTCGCCGCCGGACCCGCCGCCGCCGGACAGGATGACGGCCGTCCCGGGCGAGTACAGCGCGGACAGCGGTTTGTAGCTGATTCCGAGGCGGTCGCGGGGTTCGTTGAGGATCCCCCCGTCGGTGGTCTCGCACTCGCGCAGGACCGTCAGGAGGGTCTCGCGTGGTTGCGGGCCCATGATGGCCGAGTCGTCGAGGTCCCCGAGTGGTAGGAACGTGATCCCCTCCTCGCCGCACAGTCGTTCGATGCGGCGGCCGGCGGTCTCACCGATCCACCCTGCGAGCGGGTTGCCGAGGACGAACAGGCTAGAGATCGTGTCCTCGACGGTGACGTGACCGACGGCGGTGTCGGTGAGTAGACCGCCGGGGTTCAGCTGCACGGCACGGCACGTCGTGACGGTGCATCCGGCGAAACTCGCCGACGTCGTCGCGCCCGTCGTCCGGCCGGGCTGGACCGTCGACACCGTCACGTCGACGTTGGCGCCGTTCTGGTCCATGTCCACCGACAGCCACAGGGGGACACCGTCGACTGCGAACGCAACCGGTCCGGTGGTGCCGAGGGATGTCCCGGCGGAGTCGTAAGCGGTGAACGTGAGCGCGCCACCAGTGGTGTAGACAAGGTCCCACCGGACCGCGGTCCCACCGGTGGTGATCCGCAGGACGACGGAGTTGTTCGCTGCACCGGCCACGGGCACCGCGAGGAGCATCCGGACTTGCACGACCCCGGTCGACGTGTAAATCGGCAGGACCCCGCGCGGGCTCGACCCGCCGAGCGTGGGGATCGGAGCCGACCCGGGGAAGCTGTCGAACCCGCCGAACGTCGGCGCGACCGTGACCCACCGCATCGGCGCCACACCCGTGAGACCGGCCGCCGCGAACGTCGAGTCGGTCCCGTCCTCCATCGGCCAGTAGCCACGCAGCGCGGCACCGATCGACGGGATCGCCCGCCGTAGCGTCGACTGCACGGGGGTCTTACCCTGCCCGAGCCGCTGCGTGATGCCCGCCGCGACGATCGGGACGAACACGTCCTCCCCCGACCGGTCACGTTGGATGCCGAGGTCGGGGATCTCACCGACGAACTCGGTCCGGAACCGTGACACCGCCGCACCCGACCCGGTGACGGTCCACGTGTTGACGAAGTCGGAGAACGACGCGGCACCGGACGCCGTCGTCCGTAGGTCGGGGATCGCGACGACCGACCCGCCGATCCCGTCGCGGATCTCAGCGACGTGGAGGCGGCCCTCTTGGTATGCCACCGACCCCGAGTTGACGGCACCGAACACGACCGCGGCCGTCGAGTTGAAAATCGACGTCGTCCCACCGGTCGTCACGACGGCGTCGCCCAGCTGCCGCCACTCGCCGGCGACCCCGCCGGTCGTCGAATAGTAGAAACCGACGGTGTACCCGCCGGCGCCGTTGTTGACGTCGAGGGTCACGCGCAGCGTGCACCGATTCGACTGCGGCCACGGGACCGGGATCGTCGACGTCACCTGCGTGATAGCGGTCCCGTCCGCCGACCACGTCCACCGGACTTGCCCGGTACTGAGGAGCTCGATCCCCCACGACCGTTGCCCTGCCGCACCGTACTTCCCGGCAAGGTCGGTCTGTTTCCCGCGCCACCGTTGAAGGGTGACGTCGACGCGAACGTCGATGTCCCCGACGATCGACAGGGCAGCGGTGTCCGGTGCAGTGATGTAGTTCGCGGCCCCACCGGACAGAGTCAGGAACCCTTCACCGATCCGGGTCGACACCGCGACGAGGAGGTTCCGGCCGATCGACCCGAACCACGCGCCGGCGGGGTACCGAGGGGACCACCGGCCGTCGCGGTCGTCGAGGGTGAGCTCGGCCCGGACCGGGTTGGTCTGCGACCGTTCGGCACCCGACCCGCGGGTGACGGTGATCGTGTCTCGGTCGTATACCCACTGCGTGACGTTGACCCACGCGCCACCGATGAACGCTTGCACGACCCGCTCAAGGATCGTCGTCGGGAACGTCACGACACACCTAGCACGGCTTGGACGTCGCCGCCCTGCGTGCGGACCTCACGGCGCAGCGGGTCAATCATGAGCCGGCCCAGGGCGCGGCCACCGATGATGAGCTCGATCACGAGCGGCTGCCCACCGCCGCCGCCGCCGGACAGGATCCGCGCGGTATCCGGCGCCGACCGGACCATCGACCCGTAGGGCAGGTCCACGAGCTCGGGGCCATCCTCGCCGACGAGGGTCGTCGACCCGCGGGCGCCGCCGGTGGCCGCACCCGAGATACCGCCGGTGCGCTTGTCGTTGTCGCCGATCCTCGTCGACCGGGTCGTGATCACCCGGACGTTCACGACGCGATCACGGAGGACCACGTCGAACGACCGGCGGACCGCGCCGATGTTCGGGGTCCTCAGCCGCGCGGTCGTCGTCCGGCTCGCCGGGATGTGGAGCACTTGGTCCGCGTACGCGCGGGCCGCCGACTTCGTCATCCCCATCTGGATAGCGGTGCGGATCAATGCGGCCCGGCCCCGGTCGGTCGCCCGAGACTGCTGGTCCTGCGACGCGCCGGCCTCTTTGAGCGACTGCCGGTAGGACAGCGTGGACCGGACGATCTCGTCGAGGCTCTTGCGGTTCGCGCGGCCCTTCTCGGTGTGGACGTCCGTCGTCCGCCCGTTCTCTTTGAGCGCTTTCGTGGCGTCGTCGATCGCCGCCTCTAGACCGGCCTCGCCGTCGCGGACGCCGAGGAGTCGGTCGGTGAGCTCGTCGAGCGCATCGGACTGTTCCTGATACGCGGACGCCGCGTCTCGCGACGACGCGGCCGCGTCGTCCTGCGCGTCCGCCGCGTCATCCGACCCGCCGGTCAGCTTCTTAAACCATCCCCATACCTCTTGGATGCTCGCCCACAACCGTTTAAACCCGGCGACCGCCTTCTCGACAAGCCACGTAATCGCCTTCTGCGCGCCTTTCATCGCGGCGTCCACGATCCGCCGGAACGTCTCACTATTCTTGTAGGCCAAGATGATGCCCGCGACGAGCGCGGCAATTGCCATGACGACGACGCCGATCGGGTTCGCTGTCAACGCCGCGTTGAGGATCCACTGCCCGGCGGCCCACACCTTCGTAGCGGCGCCGGCCGCGACCATCGCGACCTTTCCCGCGACCGCCGACGCGGCCGCTTTCGCGTTCGTCAGGCTGAATGCCTGCAGCGCCGGGACGACCGCGAGGAAGATACCGCTAGCGAGGTCCGCCCACCCCTGCAGGTACGCGTCAATCCCCTGCGCGCCGGGGCCTTGCATGATCGCGGACACACCAGAGATCGTGTCCTTGACCCCGATGATCCGTTGCTCGGACGTGTCGGCCCGCTCACCCATCGCGCCGAGCCCGTCGGCGTAGGACCGCGACGCGCCGTCCCCCTTGCGTTGCTTCCCGGCGAGCTCGTCGACATCACGGCCGAGGCCCTTGACCGACTTCCCCACCGACGACACACCGTCCGCGGTCTTGTCTTCCGCCTTAACGGTGATGGTCACTTCGTTAGCCACGGGATCCTCCTCCCTGTCGTCGCCGCCGAGCTCACTCGGCGAGGGCCTCGCGGAGCGCGTCTAGCTCCTCCTGCACTTGCTCCCACCCGGCCGCCGGGTCGGCCTCATAGGCGGCGCCGCCCGGGCGGCGCCGCGCGCCGAGGGTCTCGATCTCGACGAGCCGCAACAGCTGCGCGTCCTCGGCATACAACGCGGACGGCAGGCACCCGAACCGCTCGCACAGACTGAGGACGAGCTCGGCCTCGGTTAGCTCGCGCGGCTTCCCGCGAGCGGCTCCATCGGGAGCGAGTCCATCCGCGGATCCGGCGTACGCGAGGAGCTCGGCCCTAAAGGGGCGGCGGCCCCAACAACCGCGTTGACCCACTCCATCGCCAGGACGGTGACGAAGTCGAAATCGAGGGTCCGGACTCCGGCCGGGGTCGGGTCGACGGGCTCACCGGTCTTGGGGTGCTCAAGGTTCCACTCGATGAGGGCGCCGCCGAAGTTGTCGAACAGCTTGTCGACCGATTCCATGTCCTCGACGGTGGGCTTCCCGCCGCGGAGCTTGGATCCGGCCGCGCGCATCACGTCGAGGATGGTCCCGATCGGCACCGACCGGGTCCGCATCTCAAGCCCGTGATGCTCGTGGCCCTCGTCGAACACGACCCGGAACGTCTTCTCCGCCGGCCTGTATCCCACGGTCCTACCCGTCCTCTCGTGTGTCGCAGGCGACCCCGGCGTTCGCCCACATCATCGACTCCTGTACCGCGGTGAGTGCGCACGCCCGGTGCCGGCCGACCGGGACGACCGCGGCGAGCGCCGCGGCGTACGCGGCCGCGGCGGTGCGCACCGCGTCGTGCCGAGGGCCGGTCGTCGGGGTCGCCGGGTGGTAGGTGAACCGGCCCCGCTCCTCGTCGGTGAGCCGCGCCGTGCCGACGACCGGCGCCTCGACCCATGAGCACACACCGCAGTAGCGGAACGGGTTCCCGTGGGTCGATGCGGCCGCGCACTCCTCGGGGGTCACGACCACGTCGGCACCGTGCCGTCCGCGAGGACCCCCGGAGACGTCCACGTGAGCTCGCCGGCCGCCGAGCGGGTCAGTGCGTAGTCGGTGAACAGGCACTCGTTTGCGAGGGTCTGCCCGGACACCCCGATCGACACCGTGCGCACGACCGACGTCGACGGAACGGTCTTGAGGGTCGCGTGTGCCAGGTTCGCGCCGTCGTCGAAGACCCCGTTGAGGGAGATCGTAAAGTCGGCGAGGAGGAGGAGCCGCTCCATCGCCGACTTGTCGATACCGGTGACGTCCTGCACGGCGCGGGGCGTCGCGAACTGCAGGTCGGTGACCGGGTTCCGCAGGTCCCGCGGGGTGCCCGCACTGTCGTCGACCGACAGTGTCGTCCACCCGAGACCGGTCTCTTTCGCCATGGTCTAGCCCTTCTCTCTGACGGACCGGACGCGGTCGAG